GTTAAAAAAATAGTTGACAGAATGTTTGAGGAAGATGATCCAGCATGATTATAATTGATATGAATCAAATCTCATTAGCAAGTCTAATGATGCATTTGAATATGACAAAAGTAAAAGAACCTGATGAAAGTATGGTAAGACATATGATACTTAATTCGGTTCGTATGTATAGAACAATGTTTAATGACGAGTATGGTGAGGTAATTCTTACTTACGATTCTAAACATTATTGGAGAAGAGACTTCTTCCCACAATACAAATCAAATCGTAAAAAGAACAGAGATGCTGACAGTAAAGATTGGAATGCCATCTTTGAAATTCTAAACAAGATTAAGGCGGAGATTAAAGATAACCTTCCATACAAATTTCTAGAAGTGTATGGTGCAGAGGCTGATGATATTATAGCAACACTATGTAAGCATTCTCAGACAGAAAAAGATCGTACCAAAAATGAAAATATTTTAATAGTATCTGGTGATAAAGATTTTATTCAATTACAAAAGTATGTAAATGTAAAACAGTATTCACCAATTCTTAAAAAGTATGTAGATGGACATAATCCAGACACATATATAAAAGAACATATACTTAAAGGCGACACTAGTGATGGAATACCTAATGTATTATCACCAGACAACACATTCACAGATGGGTTAAGACAAAGACCTTTAGGAAAGAAAAAGATTGAAACTTGGTTGGATATGGATACTAATACTTTGCATGATGAAGTCAAAAGAAACTATCAAAGAAATCAAAAACTCATTGATTTAAGTAAAATTCCAAATGAACTTGAGAATGAAATTTTAACAGAATTTCACGGAGCTCCATTCGGTGACCGAAGCAAACTACTAAATTATTTTATAAAATCAAGATTGAAAAATCTTACTGAAACAATTGGAGAATTTTAAAATGCCAGAACAAACATACACTATGCTTTTTACAGAAATACTTGACAAAGTACATAAGGCAAAAACTAAAGATCAAAAGGTAAAAATCCTTAGAGAAAATAATACTGATGCATTACGCATGGTGCTCAAAGCTGGATTTGATCCTAATATTAAATGGGTGTTTCCAGAAGGCCCTGTTCCTTATACACCCAATGATGCTCCAGCTGGAACAAATCATTCAGTTCTAGCTATGGAAGCAAAAAAACTATGGCATTTTATTGAGGGTGCAGATAGAGAAACTAAACAACATAGAAAAGAAGTTATGTTCTTTCAGATGTTAGAAGGCCTACATGAGAGTGAAGCTAAACTTCTATGTAATGCTAAAGATAAAAAACTACATCAAGTATATAAAGGTTTATCCTCTAATGTAGTAAGAGAAGCATTTGGTTGGGATGAAGATTTTAAAGTACCACCACCAGATGTATATCCAGCTGAACCTGGCCTAGCGTCTGGAGTTGACAGGTAGTATGAACTTACCACCAATCTATTGGCCATCACAGTTACTTCCTAAAAGAAAAAAACCACTGATAAAAAAGGTCGAAAGAAAAGACCCAGTAAAGTGGCCAGATGAAGCACTCAAAAAACTTTTGAAAGATTTGCAAAATAAGTCTTGACATTCTCAACGAATCATGTTAGCTTATAAGTATAGTTAATAGAGAGAGAATTGTAATGGTAGAACGTGGAACACAAGTTATTGGAGTTTGGGGAGCTATGCACTCTGAAAGTCATGGTTTTGTAGCCAGTGTTGAATGGAATTGTGACACTGGAAATGAGGTTCGTATTCAATGGAATGATGGTGGTAACCATCATACTTTAATGAATGAAATACAAGACAATTATCTAGAGAGTAATAGTATTGGAATTTATGTTAATCCCTTTACTAACGAACTTATGTAATTTAAGCCTTGACATTAATAACGAATCATGTTATAGTATATACATAATCAAGAGAGAGGTTAGATTATGACAGTTAGAGTTAATAAACAGTTTGAAAATGTTAATGACGGTATTCAGAATATGCTTGCCGCAGCTACTCACGACTACAATGAATTTTGTTCAAATGAAAATATGCAAGAAGAATTTGCTGAAGGTTGGGTAGTAAAAGAGGGTCAAAAATATATTAAGATTGTAAACCGAAATTCTGCTTGGGGGTTTATTGTCAATACAGAAGATGATAAAAAATTTCAAAAAGGAGATGTCCTAAAGTGTGCTGGATACAATGCTCCTGCTCGAAATAAAGCTAGGGGTAATGTTCTTAGTGGTGGATTTAATATTCAATGGACGGGGCCTTTATATCTATGATAAAAACAATGAACAATATTGGTGAGTATCTTGGATACATTATATTAATTATTTTTTCTTTTGGATGGATAGATACATTATGGATTTTTGGTGTTGAAAATTCAAAAGAATACACTTGGTGGTATTTGATTCACCAAGTATCAAATATATAGAGTTTGATTTGGTCAGCGCCTCTCTCTCTCAAATCATCATATGCTGACCGAATCACCTAATCTCAACAAGTATTTATGATGATAAGGTGACAGTCCTAAGTGACTGAAATTGTTGAGAAAAAAAGGGGGGTTGACATGACCCCCCTTTTCTGTTATATTATATATGTAATCAAGAGAGAAAGGTATTACAAATGTCAAATCAAGTAGATTTTATAAGTGCTCACAATGGTGGGATTCAAATGTATTCAGATAGCGGTCTTGTCGGTTGGGGTGATACCGCTGAGTCTGTAGCTTACGTTTTAAACACAAAAGGAATTTCATCAACAGTGATGGGAAGTTCCTCAATGGACTTTGCATCTGAAGAAGGATTTGCAACTAACGGCGGGGCACACATCCTTTGGGCCCAAGCTTTAGAATTGGTATAATAAATGAACTTTATTGACACTATAGGTGGAAATAAAAAACAACGTGAGTTAATCACTGACGTTGCTTATTTCTGTGTCGATAGACTTATGCCTAGAATGAAAACTCTAGAGATAGAAATACAAATAAATAATCTCAAAGATCAAGCAGTTGGATATTGCATGATGCAAGATGATAATCGAACATTTGAACTTGAGGTTGATAAGAAACTAGATGATGATGAATTGATAACTACAGTTTGTCACGAAATGGTTCATGTTAAACAATATGCCCGAAATGAATTAGGTATTAATGATAATCACGATGGTGAAAATTATTATGATTTACCATATGAAAAAGAGGCATATGAATTACAAGAAATTCTCCTAGAAGAATATAAAGAGTACAGGTAAAAAAATGAAAAAAACAATCGTAGCATTAACAATAAGTAGCATGTTTTTTACACCACAAGTCTCTGCTACCCAATCCACCCAAAGTTATGATACAGAAATAGAGTGTCTAGCTTTAAATATTTATTTTGAAACAAGAGCTGTGTCACTTGCAGACGCTATGGCAGTTTCTGATGTTGTGTTGAATAGAGTAGAATCTACAAAATATCCAAACAATATTTGTGATGTAGTTCATCAAGGATATAAAAAAGGTAAACGTACTTGTCAGTTTAGTTGGTTTTGCGATGGAAAAGCTGACACACCAAAAGATATTACTTCTTGGAATCGTTCTAGAAAATATGCAAGAGATATGTATATCTTTGGTGTGTATAGAGGTATCACAGAAGGGTCAACACATTATCATGCTTCGTATGTTAAACCTTACTGGGCTCCTACATTAGATAGAATTACCAGAATTGGATCACACATATTTTATAGAATGAAAGGTACAAAATAGAATTAAAAAAAACTTGACAGACAATGAAAAATGTGTTATTATATGGTTAATGAATGAAGTAAAAAAATATTAAAAGAAAAGAAATGATACCATGAATATATTCTATCTTAATCCTAATCCAGAAATTTGTGCACAGTGGCACAACAATAGTCATTGTAGTAAAATGATTATTGAGTATGCTCAACTTATGTCTACTGCACATCGCGTATTGGATGGTAAAGAATATTATGGACTTACAAAAAATAGTAGAAAAATTAAAAGATGGAAACTAAGCTCTAATCTTGAGAATGTGCTTTACAAAGCATCTCATGTAAATCATCCTAGTGGTATTTGGGTTCGTCAATCAAGAGGAAACTACTTCTGGTTATACGAATTATGGAAAGAATTAAACAAAGAATTTATGTATCGTTATGGCCATGACAAATCACATGAGAGTTTTAGAAAATTAGAAGATGCACTTTATATGCCTCCTATGAATATACCAGATGGTACTTGGACAGAACCAACACCAGCTATGCCAGATGATGTAAAAGATAAATGTTCTTTGACTGCATATCGCAACTACTATATAGAATATAAACAACACCTTGCAAAATGGGGTAAACGAGAGGAGCCACACTGGTATGTCAGAGCAGCGTGAAGGTTATTATGACTATATGCTAAGACGAACTAGAGAAGAGAATAAAAAAATGAAAGTAAAGGTGGATGAAGGAATTAATTTAGATACAACTGGTAATGAGTTGTATCGTAGAGAAATCATAGCATTAACAAATAAAGTTGAAGTGTTAAAAGACGATATGAAGAATCTTACAGAAGATTTTTATAAACTTTTAAATAGAGTAAAAGAATTGTCTGAAGAAAATAATTTTTTAAAAGAAAGTTTGGAAAATAAATAATGCCTACATATGTAATTACTGATACTGAAAAGGGAGAAACATTTGAAAAGTTTTGTAGTTGGAATGAATTAGAAACATTTTTAGAAGAAAACCCTAAATTTAAAAAAGAGTTAACTACTCCAAAGATTATTTCTGGTATTGAAGGAAAGACACATAAGGTTGATAATGGTTTTACAGAGAATATGCAACGTATATCTGAGGCTCATCCAAATTCACCTATGGCTGAAAAGTTTGGTACAAATAGAACAAATAAAGATAAGAAAACTTTTAACACTGTAAAGAAACGGACTAGTATTGGTAAATCTCATAATATGAACAATATTGCAAAAGAATATAGGCCAGGGCAGTTGGTAAAGTAATTATAAATAAAGATGTATGAAACACAATTTAGAATATTGGGGAGTATTTTACGTCCCGCTTTTAAAGGTTTTATACAGAAGTGGGTAGACAAAATTGGTTCTACCCACTTCACTTTATATTAGGAAGGTGAATATGTCTAAGAAAAAAGAAATAACTTTTTCAAATCTAACAAAAATAAAACCAGCAACAGACAATCAAACAGCTGTTTTTGAATCTTGGAAAAGTGGAAAAAATCAATTTTTATTTGGTTGTGCTGGAACAGGTAAAACTTTTATATCACTATATCTTGCACTCCAAGATGTTTTAAAAAATGAAACACCACAAGATAAAGTTGTTGTTGTTCGTTCCCTCATTCCAACAAGAGAGATAGGTTTTCTGCCTGGCGATGAGGAAGATAAAGCTGCACTTTATCAAGTACCATATTCAAATATGATGCAGTTCATGTTTGAACAACCAAACGAGCAAGCATTTAGTATGTTGTATGACAGGTTAAAAGCACAAGGTAGCTTTTACTTTTTATCAACATCCTTTCTAAGAGGTTTAACTTTTGATAACTCTATTATCATTGTTGATGAATGTCAAAACTTAAGCTTTCACGAATTAGATACAATCATTACAAGAGTAGGACAAGATTCTAAAATTGTTTTTTGTGGTGATTTTAGTCAATCAGATTTAACTAAAACTTCTGAAAAAAATGGCATGATGGATTTTTTACAAATTCTACATGAGATGAAAGAATTTAATTGTGTTGAATTTGATATTGGCGATATAGTTCGTTCTGGTTTCGTAAGAAACTATTTAATCCAAAAAACAAAACTAGGAATGGGAATAGAATAATGGCTTTTAATTTATCAAACAGATCAAGAAATAAACTAGATGGTGTACATCCACAGTTAGTAGCTGTAGTTGAACGTGCTATCAAACTTACCAAAGTAGACTTTGGCGTAACTTATGGTGTCCGCACAGTTGAAGAACAAGAGAAACTTGTTGCAGCTGGTAGATCACAAACTATGAAAAGCAAACATCTTCTTCAAGATGATGGATTTTCACACGCAGTAGATGTTGTAGCTTATGATGGATCAGATGTTGTGTGGGAACTCAATGTGTATGATGACATTTGCGATGCTTTCAAGGAAGCAGCCAAAGAAGTTGGAATCTCAATCAAGTGGGGTGCTGCTTGGTCAGAGGGCGATATCAGATCATATGAAGGAACAGCAGAAGATGCTATGAATGCATACATTGATCTTAGACGTTCGCAAGGTCGTAGACCATTTATTGACGGGCCCCATTTTGAAGTAATGTAAAATGAATGAACTAGATTATGATAAGTTACTTGAAAAAGTTTTATCAACTCCTTTCATAAAATTAGATGTTAATATTAATATTGATAATCTTTTAAATGAATATAAATCTGTAGAAGAGAAATATTCTTTTGAAAATTATAATACAAAATATTGGCCTGTTAGAAAAAAGTATGCTAGAAGTTGGTCAGGAATTTGTCTTGTAAGTTCAGATGGTGGACTTTACACTGATATGCATGAGGGCCCTACATCAGCTGCAAAAGAAACAGAATTAAAAAATGTATGTCCACATTTTTATCAAACAATAAAAGATTTAGGTGGAGAAGGTTGTCGCTCAAGAATTATGAGAATTTCTCCACATGAATCTTTAGTGTGGCATAGTCATATACAAGAACATGGTCAACCAAAATGGTTATTAACAATTCAAGTTCCAATTATAGTTCCAGAAAAATTTGAATATTGTGTAGTTGACAAAGATGAATTTAAGTGGTACAAAAGATTTTACAGACCAAATTGGTTTAGGGGTGTAAGCAGAAAAAGATTAGAGGCAGGTGATGCATATGTTTTTAATTCCTACCATTATCATAATGTATATAACTATAGTAACGAATATAGAGTTACCTTAATGTTATATTTAGATTTAAGACAACCAAAAATTTTTGAATTAGTTAAACGGAGTATGGAAAAAAATAATGAAAACATTTAATCATGAGCCTGTGAATTTACCAGACATAAAGGCAAGAAACCAAAATGGTAGTAGAGTTTATGAAACACCAGATGGAAGCTTTTATCCATCAATCACAACTGTACTTTCTGTAAGAAATAAAAAGGGCTTATTTGAATGGAGAAAACGAGTTGGTGATGATGTTGCGAACTACGTTGCAAGAACATCTGCAGCCAGAGGAACTGCAGTTCATCATATGTGTGAAGACTATTTAAATAATGAGGACATGAAAGAACATGAGAAAAAGTTTTTACCATACTGTTTATTTGGTCAACTAGAAAAAAAAGTCTTACATAGAATAAATAACATTCGTGCACAAGAATGTGGCTTGTATTCTGATAAATATAAAGTTGCAGGTAGAGTAGATTGTGTTGCTGAGTTTGATGGTAAACTTTCTATCATAGATTTTAAAACATCTTCAAAAGAACGTAATGATGAGTGGAATGAAAATTACTATATTCAAGCTTCTGCCTATGCTGAAATGTTTGAAGAAAGAACTGGTATTGAAATCAATCAGATTTGTATATTAGTTGTAACGTCTGATGGTGTTGTTCAAGAGTTTGTAAAAGACAAAAAAGAATACGTTCCTTTAATTGAACAAACCGTCTTAGAGTGGGAAATGAAAAATGAAAAAGTTAAAAACAATAACGATGATTTCACTGGTGCTCCTATTTAGTTGTCATCCAGTAAATGCACAAACTTTTATTTCTAAAAAACCTGTTATATGTGGGTTGCTTGAAGATATAATAAGTAAATCTAAAGATTATGGAGAAGCACCATTTATTAAAGGTAATGGAACTTCCATGAGAGATGATGGAACTTTTTTTCCATCGCAGTACGTCATAGCATACAATCAAGAAACAAATGGTTGGACTCTCATAGAAATTTTAAATCCAGAAATGGCCTGTGTATTATCCACAGGAAAAGGTTTAGAAATATTTAATCTTAAACAAAAAGGAATGGCGCTATAAATGCCCTTGACATTGATTCTATTTTATGTTATAAATAGTATATAGTTTGTTGATACAATTCGACAATTGGACAGGACATGGGGGCAGTACCCATCGCCTCCACCATGAACACTAGAGAGCAGCTGCAATTGCTTTCCTTTGCAGAGGACTATAAAGTAGTCTAGTGTTCTTGATGGGGGCGAACTAGGATCGACTGACAAGGATAGAGGCGAGTAGAACTATCGGATGACTGCGTTATTGGTCAAAACTACTAAATGCAAACGATAACTTTGCACCATCTGGTTACGCACTAGCTGCATAACACAGGGGGTTGGGCACTTACCTAGCAACAGAAAAGTGTCACCAGTTTTAGAGTTTGGCGACGGCCAATCCGCATTGTGACTGAATAATCTCTGGGAGAAGGGGATAAGGTATACTGTCGAGTTTAGCGGCTCATCCTTAGCGGGAAAGACGGTGGTTTAAGTCGAGGGAGCATTGGTATTCTTCCAGTGGCGAGATGTAGGTAAACCTAGTCCTACCAATGCACTATAAAGGTGAAGTGGTACAACCTTGCAATTACGCAGAAGGTATCACGAAGGGTCACTACTTAATAGGTGCGCGTGGAGCCACGGTTAGCTCCACATTTTGTAAATGAAAGAATTGAATGGTACAAATAAATCCTAAATTTTATCCTATTTTTCCAATTCCATTTGGTTATGTAAATTTTGGTGAAGAATTTCGTAAGCTTAACTCAAATTTAATTAGAGATATTGAAAAAGAAAAATCGGTTAATGATGGTAAAAAAAGAACTTTTGCAAAAAACAGTTCTGGTTGGCAATCTCATGCTATCTTAGAACGTAAGTATTCAAGCTTTAAAGAACTAGCCAAACTTATATTAATGACAGCAAAACCTATTATTCACGCTAGTGGGGTTTCAGAGGGAGAAGATTTGGTTATACAAAGTCTTTGGGCAAATATGTGTTTTGCTGCAGGGGGATTTAGTAATCCACACATACATGGAAGTGGCAGAACTATTTGGAGTGGAGTTTATTACCCAAAAGGAATAGTTGAAAAGGATAATTTAAATGAATTTGATATAAATGAATATTCTGGATATGGAGTTCCAGCTGTGCCTGGTGCACTAGTATGTAAAGATGGAAACATTGCTAAAAGAATGGTAAAGTTTGAAATGAGTAATAAAAAATATTTTACTGGAAACTTTTATATTATACCAAGAGAATCATTACTTGTATTATTTCCTGCATGGGTAGAACATTATGTCACACCTACAGTAGATAATTCAAAAAGATATAGCATTTCGTTTGCAATTAATTTAAAATAAAAATGAGGTATTAAAATGCAAGAACCAACAGTTGTAGTAGAAGCTCTAGTACAAACACCAAAAAAATTCTCACTAGAAATAGAAAATATTGCTAAAGAGAAACGTATTTCTCACATGGATGCAGTATTAGATTATTGTCAAAAAAATGAAATAGAACCAGATACAGTAGGTCGACTCATAACTAAAGGTCTTAAAGAAAAGATTGAGGCAAATGCAAGAGAGCTAAATTATTTAGAAAAACAAGCACAATTGCCAATTTAGTTCTTGACATTGAATTAAAAATAGTGTAGTATAGAATTTATAAACTAGAAAAAGGAGTAGTTTCTAATGTCTGAAGGTAATAATGCATTTGATGCTTTAGAAGGCATTCAATTAAAAAATCGTATTAAAAAACTTGAATACGATTGTGCAGAACTAACTAAGCAAAATGAGGAGCTTAGAGAACGATGCAAACTACTTGCATCACGCCAACCAGAATGGCCTAAAGGTTATCGTCCTGTACGAAAAAATAACCAAAATAATCAGAAGAGGTTTAATGAACGTAGAACTCATTGATTGTATGGGCAGTGATTTATCAGTAGTAAATGCTGCCCGAGTTTCTTTTGCAAAAAAATCTGAACTAGAGTGGGTGGAAAAAGAAAATTCATCCACTGTATACGAACAGACTTTAAAAGATAAAGATAAAAAATTAATTAATTATCTTGCCAAACACGATCATTGGAGTCCATTTGGTCATGCATCTTTACAGTTTCATATAAAGGCACCAATTTTTGTTGCTAGACAATTAGTGAAACATCAAGTTGGTTTAGTATGGAATGAGGTTAGTCGTAGATACGTTGATGACGAACCAGAATTTTATGTTCCTAAAAAATGGAGATTAAAGGCTGAAGATAAAAAACAAGGATCATCTGATGAAACTATAAAATACGAACTAGGTTCTACGATTGAGTTTTTAAAACAGACATATAATAATATGTTAAAGGTTAACATTGCTCCAGAATTAGCTAGAATGATTTTACCACAGAATTTATATACTGAGTGGTATTGGAGTGGTACGTTGATAGCATTTGCCCGTGTATGTAACTTACGATGTAAATCAGATACACAGTTAGAAACACAACAAATTGCAAATATGATTGACTCATTATCCAAAGAAAATTTTCCTGTATCTTGGAAGGCATTAAGATCAGAATGACAGTACATTTAGTTTTTGGAAATGGTGAATCAAGACCAAAAGAATTACCAAGTGGTAATTATGTCTCATGGGGATGTAATGCAATCTATCGCGATTTAGTTGTTGACAATTTGGTTGTAATAGATTATCCTATGCAACAAGAAGTATATAAATCAGACTATCCAATGAAACATAAATGTTGGTTTGCTGATTGGGAAGTATTACCACCAGAATTTGATACAGATACGATATTAGACCATTGGAAAGATTGGGTGTATTTCTCACCAAAACAAGATAGAACCTCTTGTGTAGTACAAGGAAAAACATGGGAGACTGTCGAAAATAATTTAAAAGAAATGTTACAACATAATCCAAATGTAGATGTGGATGACTTTAAAAGAAAAGCTGGAAAAGATGTTGGATTGTATGTAACTTGGGTAGAAGAACAAGGAAACGATAAAGTAAATAATATTGATTATCCTAAAGGATGGTCAGCTGGAAACACTGCACTATATCTTGCTTGTAAAGAGGGTGCAAAAGAAATATATATGTTAGGGTTTGATGGAAGTGACTACAATAAACCTATAAATAATGTATATAAGGGTAGTGATAATTATCTACCCGCAAACAGTCGTGGCTTTAATACGATAAATTGGGATAACCAGTTTAAGATGGTACAAAGGGATTTTCCTGATGTAAAATTTTATAAGGTTGGAACAGATTTTGAAACTTTCAAGGCCACATTAACATACGAAGAACTAAAACAAAACATACGTTAACATAAGGAGACAATAAATGTCATTAGATACGTTAAAAAGAACTAACTCGCTTGATAAACTTCTTGGTGCAGTTCAACAAGAGAATGCACCTCAAGAGAAAAAATCATACAAAGACGAAAGATTGTGGAAACCAGAGCTTGATAAGTCTGGTAATGGTTATGCCGTAATTCGTTTTCTTCCTGCAGTGGAAGGTGAAGATATGCCTTGGGCAAAAGTTTTCAATCATGCATTCCAAGGGCCAACTGGTCAGTGGTATATTGAAAACTCTTTGACTACAATTGGTAAAGCTGATCCTGTGTCAGAACTAAACTCTACTTATTGGAACACTGGTCTTGAATCAGACAAAGAAATTGCTCGTAAACAAAAAAGAAAACTACAATATTTTTCTAATATCTATGTAGTAAGTGACTCGAAGAACCCACAAAATGAGGGTAAAGTTTTCTTATTTCGATACGGTAAAAAAATCTTTGATAAACTGATGGCAGCAATGCAACCAGAATTTGAAGATGAAACACCTGTTAACCCATTTGATTTTTGGGAAGGTGCTAACTTTAAATTGAAAATTCGTAAAGTTGATGGTTATTGGAACTATGACAAATCAGAGTTTGAAGCACCATCTGCAATGTTTGATAATGATGGACAGATTGAAGATGTTTGGAAAAAAGCATATGCTCTAAGTGAGTTTAGTGCTCCAACTAACTTTAAGTCTTATGAAGAACTAAAAGCTCGTCTTGATGTTGTTCTTTCTGGAACTACTACAGTTGGTAATGTCATGGAAAGTATTACTAAAGACCCAGA